CAAAAGATAATTTAGTTATGTCTTCGGCACTTGCCTCTATACCTGTTATCTCAATAGGGTCATCATCATTTACCATTTGGTAAGCGGAAATTCTTGTCCGCAATATCTCAAGTATTTTCTCTTTCATTATAAATGTCTTAAATGAGTTAGTACCATAATTATCCCAGCGATTACAGGCGATGCTAAGATCACCAAAAGAATACATTTACAAAGGTTTTTTGTTTTCATTGAATAAATCTTTAAGTGCAATTCTCTCAATTAATACCCCATATCGGGTTGTAACGGTCAGCATCTTTGATCCTTTGTAAATAGACCAAAGGAATGCTTTTAACTGAACTTCGTTTTTGGAAGTCCATTTCAGGTTTCGTATTTCTCGTGTCGATATTAATAACATACTCCAAAGTTCAATCTTAATTATTTACTAAACTATGATAAAAGTCATGTTTTGACCCTAAATTCGCATTGTTCAAAAGTAAATTTATCCTTCCGGATCAGGTAATTATAACCATCGTTATCTTCAAAAAGCAAGTACTTACCATCAATATCTTTGATCTTACCGTAACATTCCATCAGTCCTTTAAAACCTTTTTTGTCTATTGTGAACTTTGCGAGTCCAAAATTTCCTATTTGATATTCATTCATAATTCAGCAAGTACTTTCAAATAATAAATATCAGTTACACTTTTATTCCAGTCGATAGCAATAGATCTGACATCTGAATAATGAAACTGCAACGCATAATAAAGAAAAATCTTTTTACTTATTTCATAATCGAAGCAATCCTGCAAAGTATAATTACTGCTGGTTCTCTGGTTGAAGTCCCGAAGCCTGATTGGCCTAATTTGGAACGGGCCTGTTGCGAGTTCTTTTGGGTTTAAGGCCATATAGTCACCTTTGCACTCGACCTCTACAATCGCTTTAATAAGCCTTTCATACGGATTCACTGCTTCTGCTGTCTCAATGTACAAAGTTACCGGAGGCGGTGAACCGACAAGCTGAAGGCAGAATAGGGTAAAAAGAAGTAGGCAGCGTTTCATAGTTTTAAGTTTGTTTCTTCTATTGCTTTAAATATCTGATAAACTAAAATGGGATTAACTGCATTTCCTAAAGCGGCATTTCTATTTTCGTCCAGTTTTGAGGGAATCCCATCATTAATTCTGATAAGTTCGGATTTATTGAAGTTTGTCCATGCTCTAAGTATAATACCTCTATCAAATTTCTGTAATATTTTCCTGTATCTCCTCTCACTGAGAATATATTTGTTTTTGTTATTGTGGGCAACAAACCAAATTCTATCCCTTCGGTGGGGAGCGTTGACACCGCAAGCTGGCAGTATAACCGGGAATACTTCGTAGCCTTCAGCTTCCAAGTCAGTTTGCACTTCGTGGAATACCAGCCCTCCTGACCAATTAATGATTCCAGGAACGTTCTCCCCCACGATCCAACTCGGTTGAATCTCTCTAATTGCTCTAAGCATCTCCGGCCAGAGGTGTCTCTCATCTTCTTTGCCTTTTCGCTTTCCTGCAAGTGAGTAAGGTTGACATGGGAATCCTCCGGTAATAATGTCGATTGATCCTCTGTGAATAGTAAAGTCTGTTTTGGTGATGTCTCCATAACTGATTGCATTAGGCCAATAATGTTTTAATATCTTCTGTCCAAATTCATTCCATTCACAATGAAACACGTTCTCCCATCCCATCCATTCGGCTGCAAGATCAAATCCACCGATCCCGGAAAAGAGTGATCCATGTTTCATTTCTCATTAAAGTATTTCCGCATCCATTGAGTTGCTAATACCTGGCAATGTTCTCGGTCAGAGCATTTCATTAGTGCGAGTTTTTTCAATTCTTCACGAACAAACTCCTTTGCTACTTTCTTTTTGTCCAGGTAGATAATTCCTTCTAGTTCTTTATATTTCTGCATAAACTCTGCTTTGTCAATTGCTTTTTGTGCTTTGCGGTTTGACAGGTTAATCCGGATAGTATCATATACCATCCAGGCAGCTACTCCCAGGAATACGATTGCGATAAAAATAAATACCACAGCGATAGGGTTTAAAACGGGTAATTCAGCGATTGTTCTCATTTTCAATGTTTAGATAGGTTAATTCTAATCTTATCATCTCGATTATCTCTTTGAGTTCAGTAATCTTCTTTTCGAGCTTCATAACTTCGAGTTCAAGAGGTTTAAAAGTCTCTCCGGCTTTTATGACCATCTTATCAATTTTTACAGCTTTAAGCCTGCGTTCATGCCGTTTTAATTTCTCTCTGAACGACCTGTCAACCTCGCGCTGTTGTTGTACTACTCGATGGGAATACATTGCAGTAGCATGGTCGAGATCAAAGTAACCTCCAATCTCAGACCATGTCTTGCCGGTCATTTCTTTAGCAAAGTACATGATGATCTGACGGACTTCCCGGACTTCAAACCTGCGATCCCTACAGTGAATCTCCGAAGGGTCAACTCCCTCACCAATGCAGACTATATTTTCAATCTTTGCAATCATTTCCTTAAGCTATATTTCGTTACTCGCTTCTTACCATTGTAAACCGACTTTGACGTTATTTCAACTGTCTCGGCCTGTATGTGCATACCCTCATCCCTGAGGTCATAGATCCTTGCTGAAAGGCGGAAGCACCCGAATTGATACAGTGCATCAAGACTTGTAAGAGACTTACCTGAAAGCAGGTGAGCTTTGATTCTTTTGTTTTGACTTAAGATGTTTTCCATGTCAGTAATTTTATAAACCAAATTTCAACTATGTTTTTAAGCTAAACAATGATAAATGTCATGTTTTCAGGTTTATTTCATATATTTCAGTACATTCTATCACTTCCGGCTTCTCTGTTTGCTTAAGAATCCAATCAGCAGACACTTCAAAAAGATTAAGATTTGTATTATTGAAGTAGGACCACATCTGTATCATGCCTAACTTCCGACCATGAACAGGGTTTGAATAAACAACCTCATAGAGATCATTCCCACAAACTACATCCGGGACAAAGGCAATAACTCCATCAATAAAAAATGGTACTTCAGTTTGACCTCCGATCCATTCAGCTAACCTTATGACAGCAAACTCATGGAATCCTGTTTGGCACTTCTTAAATTTCATAGCTTTCTTCTTTTAAATCCTATTGCTTTCATGCTTTGATAGTCTGCCTTTTCATTATGTTCTCGTGGAATCCATGAAATTGAAACAGTGTTATTTTTCTTCAATTCAAATAACAAAGGTTTTGCCTTTAAAGCATAATCCCGATACGCACCATGTTTTATCTGCCATTCTCCGTTCATCTGGTTAACTACCAACATTGAGTCTCCGAATATATTTATTTTATCCCCTTTCTTATTTTTCATTAACTCCAATACCCTAATAAATGCCATATATTCAGCAATGTTATTTGTGTTAATCGGGTCAGATTCTACAAAAGTACAGTCAGTAAATTCCTTTAATCCATCTGTGATATAAACTCCTGCTCCAATTTTGCCTCCTGGATTTTTTGGTTCACAGGCTCCATCAAAATAACAATTATATGTTTTCATTTATAAAATGTTGGTTCATTCAAATCAACTATATTAGCTTTAAATTCAGGGTCAACTTCTGGAATTCCATTATCATTAATAATAATACTGAATTTATCAAACTCCATTGCACCCCTTATATAGTCACAATTTACCTCACTTCTCATTGAGTCGGTAGTATCTTTAGTAACAGACATAACACATTCGGCCTTCTTCATTATTGAACTTCCTAAATGACCGGTTGCAAAATTGTCGTTTTTGTTCTGGTGAATGATAACGCAAATATGAAGGTTATAAACTTTTGTCCATTTCATCAAAAGAGAAACAACTCTTGAGGCTTCAATCTCATCATTGATTGCCATAGCAAGATCAGCAATTCCATCAATTACTATCAAACTAATATTTTGACTTTGCCGTTCAATAAACCTATCAATAATATTACACCTTTCTATTGGTGAAAATTCCCGAAGATCAAATGATCCAAAATGTCCTTTGTTCTTACCTGCCATATCGCAAACACGTTTAGCGGTAATATAAGCATCATAGTTACTTTGTTCAGTATCAAACATCACAACTCCCGGTCTGCTTTGTGGAATGTCTGACTGAAAGGTATAATCCAATTCACCGCCTTTAGAAGCACAAGCCATAAACATAGTTGCCAAAAATGATTTTTTTGCTTTTGATTTACCAATTATTGCGCTGAAATTCCCTAAAGTCATTACCCGGGTAAATATGTTATTCATCCCATGCTTTGCCTTCATTCGCATTATAACCGGAGGCTTAATGACCGGAATATCAGTATCAATAAAACATCTCCTGATTATCTGATCTAATTCATCTCCTGTTTTTTCTTCCTTTTTAGGTAGTTCTTTTTTAGGTTCATCTCGCTTTAAATTAAATCTCTCTGCTAATTCTTTTGCAAACCGGCTAAAATCTGCATTATAGTCAAGCAATGCAATAACCTGAAATGGAGTATAAGCATGGTTAGATTCAAAGATATCAGATGAGGAAGAAAAATTATAGAATATTCCCGGTGCAACTTTACCTATTGTAGCGGATATTCCTTTCTTCTTTCCGGGCCTTAACCATAATCCTTCTCGTGGTTCTGTCCATCCGGCTCTGGAAAGTGACCTTTTCATCTCTGATTCTGCCTCCGGGCTGTTATTAAATATATTCCCAGGTAAGTCTTTATTCTCCTCAACTCTTATTTTAGGTTCTGCATAAGTATTAAATGATTTACAAGCTGATAGTAATACTTCCCTTTCTTCAGGTAAAATATAATTGATAATTGAAATGTCGTTTTTTATTATCTTATAACCTGGAGTAGGATCAACACAAAAATATCCGCCTTCTCCTCTTGTTTCAATCAATACATCCTTTTTACTCTTTTTAGTAAGATTATCATAACGAGGCCTTGATGCTAACTTCTGATTACCTTCTATAACAGTACACCGGTATAATAAATGAAATCCCCCGGAGGTAGTGCTTTGGATCACTAATTTATACTTGAGATAAATTTGTTTAACTTCTTCAATTTTCATAAAATCTGAAAGTACTTGTTTTGCATCTCCAAAATGGTTATCAAAATCAATACATTCTAAATTGCCTGACATATTTCCGCAAACAAGAGCAATACCAAATGACTTCTCATATTCTGCTTCATTACCCCAACCATTAAGCCAACTCTCCCCTTTCGGAATAGCTGGTAATTTATCTTTGCCGGTAGGAAGACATGAAATCCGTAAATCTCTATATTTTCTAAATGCCGTTATCATAGCTTTATAAGTTCTTCTTTAGTATAATAAACTTTATTCATGGAAATAGAATTAATAATTGTTGACTGCCAATCTAATTCTTTTGACTTACTTTTTTTCTTATGCTTCCATCCGGCTTCTGTTCCCCAAAAATTTACATATCCTTTCTCTATTGATAGTTTAATGTTTACTCCCGGATTTAGTCTTTGCTGAGTTTGAAGAAGAAATGTATTTGTCATAAATGCCTCATATCCTTTTTTACATTCTGACATATAAACATCAAAATTATTTCTCCATGTATTAGTTGTTATTCCTTCTTTACATTCTTGTTTGGGGGTAGTGTCCGTTTCCTCTCCGTTTACGATCCGTTTACCTTTCGTTTCTTTTGCGTTTACCTCTGTCTGATAATTATCATAATTACAAACAGTTATCCGTGTACTAATTTGAATACTTTCGTATAGTAACATGGAGTCTTTCTGTAACAACTCGAAAAACTCCTTAACTGTTTTCTTAGTAACATTCCAATCTTTTGCCCATGTTTCAAGTGATCTCACGCTTTGACCTCTTTTACAGTCAATAAGATTGCCTTTGATTAATACCTTAGTATCGGCATGGTTTACAGTTAATAGAATATCTAACCACCATTTTAATCTGTGATCTGACTTCCATAACCAATGATCTTTAATTTGCCGATGTATTTTTATCCAGCCTTCCATAACAAAAAAGAACCCCTACAAACGAAAAAACACCGGTGACGTGGGAGTGTGACGCTCCGCCCGGTGTTATCCGCCCGTAGGGGTATATTGTTAAAAAGATTAGTAGAACTCATTGTCACAATTATTACGTCCTTACAAATTTAAACCTTTACTTTGACTTGTGCAAATTTATTTTATCAAATCAAGTTTTTCTTTATATACCCGGATGATCTCAATGAGTTGAGATCTGGACCACTTATTCCCGGACTTCTTGTATTCTTTTGCTCTTTCCTTCAAAACCTCGAAGTCATCCCATCCGATCTTTTCAAGTAAATTCTCACCGTAATATATTAAGTGAGCCTGATCGAAACAGTTACATCCGGAACACTCTCCGTTGACGTTAAACTCATCAAATCTTAATCCGTCATATCCTTGCACCGGAAAGTAATGGCCCGCCTGGAGGGGTTTAAATTGACCACAGGATATACATGGCAAATCTTTGTCTCTCTTCCGAATATATAAATTAAAAATAAGCTGAGCCTCAGCTTTCAGTTTAGGCAGAGATTTAGTTTTCCTCATCATCAACAGGTTTAAATATTTTCAAATCCGGGTCAAGTTGTTCTGGTCCAAATTCATTCTCGAAAGCATCAAGGTCATAAGGACAGGCAGCGCAATCATCATGGTCGCAGTCATCGCATAAGGATTTCATAGTTTTATTTTTAAGTTTGTTTCAGGTTCAGGGATTATTACATTAAGATATTCAGAAGCCCAGTCCCGGATCGCATCGACATAAGTCATCATTTCCGTTGTGGTCATCTCTCTTTTGAGTCCTGGAATATCCATGATCTCTCCAGAATGCCGGTTGATGATCTCTTTACTTGAAAACATTGACTTGCAATATTCGTCAACTTCATCAATAGAAGTAAATTCCCATCCGGCATCATTAAGGGCTTTTAAAACAAGCGGGTACACCCCTGCAAAGAGATAACCAAGTTGTGAATTTGATTTATTACTCCGGTATCTCTCAATGGTTAAACGGTAGCGACCCCGGGGAAGTGAATTACATTCCTGTTTTAATAGGTTTGCATTCACCACCCTGAAAGGCTTGTTATCCTCTTTGATCGCTATGTAACTGATTTTGTTCATCAGAATCCTAAATCATCGGGATCACTCATTGAAGGTACGTTCCGCTTTTCGCCTTTCTGCCATTCACCATTTGACTCTGGAGGAGTTTCTGTTTTTTTCTGGAAGAATTTGCCGTTACCGATATAAATTTTATCCTCTCCTTTGGCAGTCCTTTGTTCAATAGAGAAGTCATTACCGTACTGATCCGGCTTGTCATTCTGCCAGATTGTTAAATCCAGGTATGTCCCTTTCTCACCTTTGAAAAGTCTTGACTTATCAATCTTGGTGACATCAATTTTTGCTGTGATTAGTTTTCCCATTTTAATAAGTTTTTGGTTGTGAGTCTAAAAGTTTATTTGTTATTGCCCTGAATTCTGCCATTGTAAGGTCTTGCCGGGCAAGTTCAGCATAAGCCTCATCTTTACGGTGATCCTCGATTGTGGACTTTCGTACAAGCTCCTCAGCCCATCCAAGTTGTGAAAGGGTGATTTTATCTTCAGGTATAGCACCAATAAGAGAGTCATAGATAACTTCATCCTTACGGTTCATGTCCTTACCAAAGATTTTTCCGATCTTTTCGGCAGCATCTTTAAAAGCGTATGATTCAGCAGCCGGTGCAGATTTCATAACAGAGTCGGCCCTGACTTTATTCCAGTCCATTGCGCCCTCTCCTTTTTCGGTCTGTATTGGTGCAGCTCCGATACCATCCTGCCAGCTCCACTCGTTATCTTCGATATTCTGATAGTGCAATCTGACGGTAACAACGCATGAATTAGCGATAACCTGGATTTGTTTTACCTCTAATCTCCACTTGATAAAGAGTCTGGTCATAAGGTATTCAATCCTTTCGATAGGGATGTATTTCACACCGGAAGCAAAGGGATGGTTCTTTATCCATTCCGGTTTAGGGGGTTGATTCAGTAAAATGTTGAGTTCATTCTGGCCCTGTTTCAGAGTCAGGTCACCATCGTACAAGTCTTTTAATGCGGGTAATGTTGCCATAATTAAACGTCTAAAGATTTTATAACCTTTGCTTCTCCTTTATTTTCTACTAAGAAAGTAAAGATTTCAAGCGCACGCAAATAAGCTGTTTCTTCTCTGCCAGGATAGATTCCTATACAGGCTTTTGTGTAATCATCGACTTTGACTTTATACCAGTCTCCGTCTGTTTCTTTGGTTTGAATTAATGTAATAGTCATAATGGGTTTTTATTTAATGATTCCAGTTCCGTCACAATCAGGGCAAGGAGAAGGGTCACAATGGTCGTGACACTCATAACATAATCCGACATCAGGGTCTCTTCTTGCTCCACAACAGTCAGAGATAGTTTCGTCAAAGCCTGTACCATCACACATATCACATACTTTAACATCCTCTTTTCTATCGTTAAGATCAGAGTCATAATTTTCAGACATTCCTTGATAAAAGGATTCAATGTCTCCAAGCTGGTTAAATTCGATTTTCATGATCTTAATTTTTACAGTATAGTTTTAACAATTCTATTACTTCAGCTCCGACTAAGAATTTATCGAAGGGTTCCGGTTGTAGATAATAAATAGTTTTCATATTATTGGTAGGTTTAAAGATTTAGCACATCCGAGTGCAGCAGCATAATTAGGAAAGCAATCGACAAATTTAGAAGGATAACCGAGGATTAACCTCTTTACCCATCCGTAATGAATGTAAACAGAATAAACCGTCACACCGTTTACTACTTTGGTTACAATTTCAGTTCTCATGGTTGATTATTTTTATATTCATAAGTGAATATTTATTTGCAAATGTTTTAAAATCATCTACAAATAAATTAAGAAATTCAGAGTCAGGGTTTAATTTCATTTTATCTTGTATTGTTATTATATTACGAGCTTTAGTAAAAAGTCTATGGAGAATAAAATGATGTTGACAACATAACCATCTTATTTTACCATTTTCATAATCTTCGTGATGACCATGAGTCTTAATATCACCGCAAATTTCGCATGGTTGTCTTTTTAATGATCCATTTAATGTATGGTAAGAAGTTCTGCCATGATATTTTGAATGATCATCCTTAGGCTGAATAGGCTCATTAAATGTAATGCCTTTATAAATTATAGATATCATAACTACTCGTTTTTTTCGTTAGCATATCTAAGAAGTTTTGAAGACTCATAAAGTCCAAAAGCGAAACAGTCAGAAGCAATCTCTGAGGGGTTTTTAGTACAGCCGGTTTTCTCGAGTTCGATAACGTACTCTTTAAATAACCAGTTATCCTGTTTGGATATGGTTATTACTCTGCTAGTTTTTTCTTTCTTATTCTTTGCCATAGGTTTAAATGTTATGAAAACAAAGATAATAATATTAATTGTATAAACAATACAAAATGTACAAATAATGAAATAATTTGACGAACATGCCTTTTTTGGTGACGAACGGAACGAAAATTTATTTTTTTATTCAATATAAAAGGTTTAATTTTGTCAAATGGAATTTCAATATATATTCATATTATGTATATTAATACTCCTGTATGTCGTTTATCTAGTGACAAAACATGATGACTGAAGAAGCAATATTAAGAGTCTGGCGAAACATTAAGTTCAAATTGTGCCATCGAAAGATAATGAGAATGAAGTTCCCGATAAACGAAATCTGTTTGAATTGAAAATACTAATCGCAATAGTAGTAATATTAGTAATACTGGTTATTTATCTGATCAGTAAGATGAGGTTTAAACTATGACAAAGAACGAGAAGATAAGCGAATCCATGACCGGCAATACTAATGCTGAAAAGTGGACTGAAGCAGAATCACTTGCTTTTATGAGTAAGGCTTATGAAATGTCGCTAGATAGGGAATATGATTTTATAGGAGAGATAACCAGGGAACTGAAGACATATAAAGAGATATTCAGTTATTTGTCTGAAAAATTCCCGTCCCTACAATTAATACACAATCAAATACTTAGCAACTTAGAAGCTAACTGTTTTTATAACAGTAAAAAAGGAAAGATAAAAGAAGCCACTGCAATAGTCAATCTGAAGTCTAATTATGGGTGGACTGACAGGCAACAGGTAGCAGTTGATGCACGTATTGATGACGGTCCTGATATATCAAAACTCACAGAAGCAGAATTAACGCAATTCGCTGAACTAAGCAGAAAGATAAGAGAATGATTGACGAGATGACTTTGAGGGCAGCAAGGAAAGCGGAAAGCATTATGGCTGAACGTGACTTCTTTTCCTTTGTCCGGTCATTATCTCCACAGGATCATATTTATACTTGGTTTCATAAAGTCATTGCAGATAAACTCCAGGATGTTTATGAAGGTAGGATAAAAATGCTTATGTTATTCGTGCCTCCGCAGCATGGTAAATCTACTTTAGCAAGTCGTATGTTTCCGGCTTGGTGTTTAGGCAGGAGTCCAAAGTTAAAGATAGTAGGTTCAAGTTATTCAGCAGACCTGGCACAATCGTTCTCAAGAGACATTCAAAGGATAATTGACAGCAGGACTTATCACAGGTTCTTTCCTGAAACATTCCTGAATAATTCAAATGTACGGGTTGACAGTAAGATGGGGTTCTTACGCAATGCTGATGTATTTGAAACAGTTGGTTTTGGAGGGTTTTATAAGTCAACAGGAGTATGTGGGTCGCTTACCGGGACTGCCTGTGATATTGCTTTAATAGATGACCCTGTGAAGGATGCTATTGAGGCTTATTCGGAGACTTACCGGGAAAGGGTTTGGGATTGGTACATGAATGTTCTCTCTACTCGTTTACATAATAACTCAAAGGTTATTCTTATCATGACCCGTTGGCACATGGACGATCTTGCAGGAAGGCTTTTAGAGGAGATGAAAAACGGAGGTCAGAAATGGGAAGTCGTTGTCTTCCCTGCTATCAAAGAAGGATTACCGAATGAATGGGATCACAGACCGGACGGGGAAGCACTATGGCCGGAGAGACATAATGTTGAAAAGGTATTAAGCGTAAAAAGAATGTCGGTAAGAGTTTATAATTCTCTTTACCAGCAGAACCCAGCCCCGGACGAGGGATCAGTATTTAAAAAGTCATGGTTCAATTACTATCAAATGGAAGACCTCATAAAGAGGGCAACTGATAAGTTTGAGAAGATAACTTGGCACTTCAGAATTGATACAGCCTATACAGAGAAGAAGAGTAATGACCCTACAGGAATGTTATGTTACGCTTGGTACAATGATCAGATGTATGTCAAGGATTGGCTAACTGTAAGAAAGGAGATGCCGGGGCTTATTGAGGCCGTTAAACAGTTTGCACAGAAGAACGGATATACAGAAGCCAGCTCTATAAAGATTGAGCCTAAAGCCTCAGGATTAAGCCTTATCCAGATGTTAAAGCAGGAGACTAAACTAAACGTAAGTGCAGCAAAAAACCCTTCTTCAGACAAGATAGTCAGAGCAAATGTAGTTGTGCCGATGGTAGAGTCTGGCAGGGTTCATCTGTTACAGGGTGCGGGATGGTTAGATGACTTTCTTTATGAGTTGACTACTTTCCCTGTAGGTAAGCATGATGAGGCAGTAGATACTCTGGTAATGGCATTAGTGAGAGAATCACTTGGTAATGAGAAATCAGTTTTTGGATTTAAAGCAATAGCATGATAACAAATTTAACTCAGGCATTTGACAAGTACCCTCGTTTAAAGACGTTAGTACCTCCGATTAAAGACGGTAGAATGGTAATACAGATGAACGATTTAACCTCAATGTGCGATGAGGAGTTCCGTTGTTTCATCCTGATGCCGTATAACTACATTGTCTCAAAGAAGATTCTCCAGTACATTGGAGACAGGATGAACAGTCTGTCAATAGAACATACTAAGAAGGTGGATGAGAAGTCAATAATAACTAATTTAAATTGAAATGGCAAAGGAAGTTAAAGAAGTAAAAGAAGCTACAAAGAAAGTAAGGCGGTTTTCAAATCTCGACATTTACGAATTAGTGGTAGCACTAAGGGCAGATGTCGACAAGGAAATGAATTTAAGAAGGATAGAGAAACGTCCGGGAGTAGTACGTTCAGAGAATGAGGCTGAACTGATTGGCTTGGTACAGGGTCTCCAGGTGGTGATCCAAAGGTATAAGATTTATGCGAACATAGCAAAACATCTTTAATGCTTACTGTCGATATACAAGGTTCGTCTTACAAGCTCGCCGATGATTGGTCAGATATTACCTTGAAACAATTTGGAGAGCTTTGCTCGCTTCCTGTGCCTAATAAGCTAAGGGAACGGTGGAGGGCCTATATTGAAGACAAAGAAGCACCAGAGGACACTCATAGAGAGATCATAAAGATTTACCCTTCGTATTATGGCAAGGTCATTAAGATACTTTCAGATGTACCTCAAAAGGTGATCGACTGTATTGAATGGTCGGTAAGGGATAAACTCTTTAATGAGTACCTTCTTAAGTTTGCAATATCAACTGTCTCAAGTTTTCCACAGTATGACCCGGTAGGGGCGAGGTCATTCACTCTTGATGGTGAGGAGTTTTTCTTGCCGGAGAGTCTGAGAGGCTTTCCGATGACAGGCGAGAAGATAATGACATTTTCCGAGGCTTCCGATATTGAGATTGCTCTTAATGAATGGGCTGAAAAAGGGATTGATGCAATGGCTCAGATATGCGCTGTTTATCTCCGTAAGAAAGGCGAGGTACATTCTGATGAGTTAGTAATCCAAAGAACCGAAACGTTTAAAGAACTTCCTATGTCAGTGGTATGGGAGGTTTTTTTTTGCATAGTAATACTTGGGTGGCAATTAGGGGAAGGTATCCAAATATATTCAAGAGAGGTCGTGCAGAAGTTGTTGAAGCAGCATCAAAATCAGGTATTGGAACATTCAGAGTCAGAGGGTTGATTTATGAAGTTGCAACAGTCGGGTTACTTGGAACGGTGAAAGAGGTTGAACAGACCGGGTTATGGGAGTTTTTTGATGTGCTTTCTTACTTAAGATCACAAGCGGAGTTTAGAGATGGACTTGTACGATAGGATAATAAGAGAGTTAAGAATGATTCTTGAGAGTCTTTGCGGAAGGGAACTGAATGAGCAGGGAAGACAATACATAATGAACAGGATTAAGTTTTACGAAAACAAAAGAGATGAAGTTAGATTATCTTAAGTCGCAATTAAAAGAGGTCGGCACCTCCGGGATCGGAGATGTGTTCTTTGACCGTTCAGAGGTAGTCGCTAAAGAGCTTTCTCTCAAATATCCTTACGTTTTCTTTGATCTGGCAACTTATAAGAGCCGGCTACAGTGGGTTAACTCCTTACAGCAGACAGAGAAGGTAACTATTAAGGCTTATATTCTTGGCCTCTATGATCGCAGGGGTGCGAATGAGATACTAACCATTGAGGAGAAATGGGATGAATTAAGGACTTTCTTTCGGGATTACCTGGTAGCTTTGAACGCAACTAACTATATAAGTATTGATAACTTCAATGATATGCCAAATGAGTTATTTGATTTAGGACTTATGCCGGGAAGTGAGATAGGAGTTTCCTTTGATCTAGAGTTAACACTTTACTGCAATGGCTGAACAAACACTATCAACCTTTACCGCTAACATCAAAAGTGGTGAGCTGTCTCAGTTTCTTGACGAGGTTGATAAGATCATTATTAAAGCACTGGCAGAGTCGTTTGAGGCACAGGGTCATAAATTAACAGGTAAGTTAATCAGTGATCTTTCATCAGAGGTAACACTTGATCAAGGTTCTATCATAGTAGATTATCTTGGTTATAAGTACGGGGCATATCTCAACTCTGGAGTGCCGGCTTCCAGAATACCATACCGGAGAGGATCGGGTGCAGGCCATTCGCTTTATATTGACGGGCTGATCTCTTACGTTAAAAAGAGAATGATGATCAGCGATATAGGAAAAGCGAAGTCAATAGCCTTTGCAATTGCTGAAAAGCAAAAACAAGTAGGTATGCCGATAAGAACAAACGGACAGGGTACTAAATGGGCTGATGAGGCAGCGAAAGAATCTTTGCCTGGAGTAGAGAAAGCATTTGAGAATTACTCTGAAGATTACATGATTAAGAATTTAACAACATTGTTCAATGAGTTTAACAAAAAATAGTGTTCCATCTGCAATAAGTAACTTAGCTGCTTTTAATGTTACTACCTCCTTAGTGGAAGATTCTACTCATGTTAATCTAAGGGTGAGGGCTGATGTGTACCATGAGGGAATTGTAAAGGCAGTAGTAGAAAAACCAAAGGGAATAGCAGACTTTGATTTTGCAGACATACTCAAGTCATTGACTCCAGGACTTAAGTTTGCAAAGGACTCTGGGGATTATATAAAGACAGGATCAATCGGGTCTAACCTGATAACCGGATGGGCCGCTGATGTCGGTACTTGTGATGTTCTTACCACTTCGACAAATGAAATAACAAGGGCTTATGAGTCTTCTGCTGATGCTACTTATGTAAAAACAAATGATATTTCAGTGACAGCAGGGAAGATTTATCTTCTTAAGGTAACAGGTTACGCACTCGCAGGAGGGACGCAGCCTTATTTTTATCTTGGTGCGAATGCTGAATTAACTCAAAATGATTCTATTTACTTTGCGAATAATGTCAGTTATCTATTAATGCCTACTGTTACAGGAACTATTAACCTGAATGTAGGCCGTTATAATGGGGACTTTGACTTCTCCGGGACGTTCTTCATGTATGAAATAACTACAAACAGAACAACAGTAGGGAATCCGCTTGCACCTTATTTTATTAAGTTTACAGAGGTTTATGAGAATGCAGGAGTAACAACCGCAGGGGCTTCTTCTTCAACTGATGTTCATAGGTACGTGCCGGCCGTTGGCGATGGTACTTCATTTGTTGAATATGTCTTACATGACTCTACTTCACTCTTTGCAAATAAGACTTTAAGAAATACAATATGTAAGTTCTTTACTCAATCACCCGGGGAATATCATCTATGTTTTTTTAGTGAGATCATATCACAGCATCTATACACTTCAAAGGACAGTGCAGCTTTTGGTTTTATTGGTGATGTGGAGTGTTATGAGGGATGGGGAGTTATAATTCTCAATGTTGGTGAGTTAATGGCTTCGGTTACTTCTTCTTTAAGACTTTACTTAGAGAACCCTGATAGTCCTTATGAGAACTATTCTGAGACAATAACAATAAGTGTTGATACGGGTTGTTTGGCTGACAGGACTGTTCTTGAGTTTGATGGTCTGGTAGGAGGCAAGGAGTATCTTTCGTTTGAAGGCGTAAAGGATTTAAGTTACGCAACATCAAGAAACTACTACACAAGTTCAACTGGAGTAAAGAAATTAATATCAGCAACCGGAGTAGTAAGACAAAGGCTAGAGACGTTATTCAAAGATATGACAGGTGCTTCATATCTCAAATCTTTGCTTACTTCTGAACTGGTAAAGAAAGTGAATGGTTACGCTGATTCAGAGGTGACAGTTTTAACGGATTCAGTGAAGACAGATTCGGATAATATGTTTGTAAATCAGATTGAAATTGAATATTAAACTTTACATAGGATCTGAACTGGCCGACTTTAACGAGGCTTTTAATGTCGTATTCTCTATTGGTGACATTCGAGATTTAGGCTTCGGGAATAATAACAAGTCCTACACTCTTAATCTCCCGCTTACCAGGACGAATAAAAGGCTACTTAGCTTCATTACTCAATCAGATGTCAAGACAGAACCCTCTGGAATAGGAAGGCTGTATATTGGTGAACAGTTAATTATTCAGGGTGTAGTTGTTATCTTAAATTATACAGATACAGTCGCAGAGGTAATAATAAGTTCAGATGACTGGGTCGCTGATTTAGCGAGTAAAAAACTTTCAGAGCTGGATTTATCCGCTTATGATCATGCGTTAACTCATGCAACAGTCGAGGACTCATGGACTGCATCGTATCCGTTTTATAGGTATCCGATGATTAACTTTGGGGCGTTGGCTTCAGGTGAGATAGGCACTACTGCTAAATGGAGTCCTGTTGATTTTATACCTATGTTCCAAGTGGCGGGGATAATAAGTAAAATATTAGCACCCTATACTATTAGTTCGACATGGTTAACAGCCAATGTAACGAAAGATATTTATATAATCGGAAAGGAAACTGTTGCTGATAACGGGCATATCAAAAATAAAGATTTAGAAGTTACCCCGACAACCGAATCAGAGAATGAAGATGTAATAACTATTGTACCAACAGCAACAGATACTGCTTCATTAACTTCATTTAAAGCGCAATTTACAACTCAGATAAAAAATGAAGGAGGTTACTGGCAAGCAGGAGAACAATATACCTTTCCGGAAACAGGAACATATAGATTTATATGTGAGATACAGTCAAAGAATAGTGCTAATGGAGTAGCGGAAATAGCAATTGTAAATGAAAGCTATTACTTTAGATTAAAGCTAACTAGAGGGGTGACTGTTTATACGGTATGCGAATTAACATCTCCCACGTATGCAGGTACTGAATTAATAGACGGTATTACATTTACTTTAGATTCTGGCTATTACCATTTTATAAAGGATGATGTTTTAAGTATTGAGATTAGCCTGCTATGCAGAGCGACAAATAACGATATTAGTGATGTAGATGTAGCAGTCGGGCTAACAGTATCATCAAACCTTAAGACTGTATGGAATAAGGCTTGCCAGTATTCAGGACTTCAAAAGAACATAAGTGCAGAGGAGATGCTACCAGATATGTCACAACTCGACTTCTTAGCGAAGATAAAAGAGATTTGTAACTTTAGAATGTGGATGGATCGGATAAACAGAGTGATATACATAGAGCCTTGGGATCAGTTGGTTTCATCAACGGTAGTCGATCTGACAGATAAAGTAGATTACAATGATCCTAACACTGAGCTAATAAGTAAAGAGTATTCAAAGAACATTACGTTAAAGTGGAAAGACGATACAAGTGACAAAGTTTATGAGGCTTATTTATTCAACACCCCAAGCCCCGGAAAGAAGGATATTGCTTTGACTTCAATATACACAAAGAAAGAAATTGACATAAGGGAACATTCTTTCTCAAGTATCATCACTGATTATAACTATACTATATGGGAGTATACAACAAAAGTTCCTTCAATTCTTACAGAGCCTTCCGGGGCAGCACTTACTATATTTGATCGTAAGGCTGGATTCAATACAAGGATAGTAGAGTGGAAAGGGTTAACAGCAGGGTTTACTTGGTACTATGAGACAGAAACAAAGACTACTTACCCGAAGATACAGGGTTTAGACTGGACATCTCTTTATACTTCTTACTGGCAAAAGCTATTCCATTACATTGATAAAGGGAAGCTAAGAACAGTAAGAATTAAGGCTACCGTGGTATTTTTGAGCCAATTTTTTACAGTGATAAATACAGCTACATCAGAAGGATTCAGACCTACTTATCAGATTGATGATGATTACTATTTCCTTCAGAAGATGACAACTGACGGGATAATAGCAGAACTTGAATTAATACTTAAATAATGGCAGATAAGACTATCATACTTCGCTTACAGGTATCGGGCTTTGGCGAGGCTTCCCGTGACTTGGAGTTCCTGACTAATGAGACAACTAAGTTAGTAGCTCAAAAGGCAAGGCTCACCACAGAGTCAAAGGCTGCTGCTAGAGCTATCACTGCAGAAGAAGGTTCTATTGAGAAGTTAAGAGCTGAAACGGCTTTATTGAGGCAACAGGCTAACCAGATGAAGGCCGTCAATGAGCAGGAGATCAAGACAAGGGATCAGCTTACACAGAAGATAGCGGAGAATACAGCTAAAATAAGGGATCACGACAGGGCAATGTCAGGGTCAAGTACTTTAGTAGGGGAATATGAGAAGGGGTTTAGTGCTGCATTTGGTAAGATAGGGGCTTCAATCGCTGCCGTTGGCGGAATTATAGCAGGAGTTTATACAGCGTTTCAGACGTTTAAACAGGTACTTGAAAGCACAGGGGCTACAGCCGACCGGTTTGAGGAGATAATACAGGGGATAAAGCAAGGCTTCGATCAAGTAAAAAGAGCGGTAGCTACATTAGACTTTAAAGATTTTGTTAAGAATGTTAAGGCAGCTATTGATGAAGGACAAAGATATGCAGCTGGTTTGGACGATATTGATGATAAGACAAGAGGATTAAAGATTGCAGAGGCAGAGGGAAGAAATGAGCTGCTAAAGCAAAGAGAGATACAGAATGATGTCCGGAAGTCTCTAGAGGAAAGAAACAAGGCAGGGAAGGAAGCTATTGCAATAGAAGAAAGATTACAAGTCATTCGTACAGGAATAGCAGAACAAGGTTATTTAAATGAATTAGATAACCTGACAAAGATAGCTAACATTGGGAAGAGTATCAATGATGATATGCGTAATGAAATTCTTTTATATGTAAGAAGGGATGAGGAGTTTATGAAGGGATTTGTTATTGGGGAAGAATATAATGCACAATTAAGAGAGAAAACTAAACTTGATGGAGTTATTCAGGCTCAGTCTTTACAGGGTATTAAAATAAGTGAGTCACAAAGAGACAGGCAGAAACAACTAAATGAGTTACTTACACAGTCAACAGATTATCAGAGACAATGGGGTGAAGTAGCTGCTAGGGTAACATTGCCAACTGATGAGAAATATGCTTTACTTACTGAAAAGATAGTTGAACTGGAAGGGGCTAAAGGTTCTGCACTTGAGAATACTATCAGAGTGAGAACTCGTGCAGCCGGAATTGAAAACCAGTATAATAAAGAATTTGCAGAAGGTCAATTAACCGTAGTAGATGCGACTAAGGCAATGAAGTACAATGCTGATGAGTGGATGAAACTCCAAGAAGAAATACCATCAGCACCGGAAATGTTTTTAGGTACAGAGGATGACTGGGAAAAGCAGATTCAACTGTCACGTCAGATGATGGCAAAGGGAAAGGAGGATGCTTCCAAATACTTTGCTGAACTGATCGAGTTGGAGTATATGAAGTTAGAAGCCAAGCAGGAAATATCAGATGCAGAGATTAATATTATATATGGGGTCGCGGGAATATTAAGTGAACTATCAGGGAAGAACAAAGCACTTGCAACGACAGCAATCATAATTAGCAGGATAGCAGCTATTGCACAGATAATAAGTCAGACAGCTATTGCCAATGCTAAAGCAGTAGCAGCATCTCCACTTACTAATGGTCAGCCATGGGTGGGAATAAATACAGCATCAGCGATTGTAAGTGCTGCACTGGTAATTGCAGAGGCGAGTACCTCTATCGGTAAAATAGGCAAATACGCATCTGGGGGCCGTATAATTGGAGGTTTAAAAGTGACCCCTGACTTAAGGGGTGATGATACTGTCATAGTTGCACGTGAAGGAGAAGCAGTCATCAATGAATCACAACAGGCAAGACTCGGAGGCGCAGCAGCATTAAAGAGGGCCGGTGTACCTGGTTTTGCTGATGGTGGTCTGATCGGATCGGTAAGTTATTCACCGGGAAATTCGTTTGACATGGATATGATGATAAGCAAGATGAGTTCTTTAATCAACTCTAAAGAGGTCGTTTTGAATTTACACAAGCTGGATACAGCACAAAAGACATTCAATGTAATTACACAAGCGGAATCAGTATGATAAATATTGAAAAGGAAACAGCCGACAGACTTGAGAAGAAAGGTATCTCGAAAGAGGTAACAGATAAACTATTTTCATTTGGGCTGATCACCTACCAGAGTGCAAAGCGGTTTTTAATCATTGATGAGTACAAAAAAGAATCCCCTCCGCATGGCGAAAGGGATCACACTAAAGACAGGATCGCAGATGATTATTGCGTAAGCTCGGAAACTGTCAAAAAGTACATAGCTAAAGCGATTTAAATTCTTTCCTATACTTTCTATAAAGGCTATCCGTTAGGATCATAGCTTCTATCTCATAAGGCGCATCCGGTCTATTTAGATATTGATTACCTTCAAAATAAACGCATCCTGTAAATATCTTCATCCTGCCGGTATGGACCTGCGAAACATGAACTAACTCATGGATCATGATAGATATCACGTCCCACTTTGGTAAGTTACTATCTATGTAAATAATAAATTCGTTTTCGTTACTATAAGTAATAGCACCTTTATTAACATGAGGGTTAAACTTGGAATCATAGATCATTATAGTTACTGAATCAATATTAAGATCATGTTTCACAGTATTATAGACCGAAGTAAATAACTGGTTCATTATAGTATTTCCTGACAGCGAAATAGTAAACAAACAAAGGGTTAATATTAAAGTTGTACGTTTCATACAACAAAGTTAAAGCATAAATTATTAGAAAACTATGACAAATATCATGTTTATGTAAAATTATTACATGAAAGTTAATAATGCAGGGTTTAAATTTGTAGATTAAACATACAATTATGGACCTGAAAATTGTAAATAAGTCCGATTCAGAAGCGGAAATCTTTATAGATGATGTGATAGGATGGGACGAAACATCATGGCTCGGAATAAAGAAGCAACTCACCGCAATAGCAGAATCCAAAACAAAGAAGATCATAGTTAACATTAACTCTCCGGGTGGTTTTGTATCTGATGGGTTGATGATCCATGATGCTTTAAAGATGTCAAAGGCAGAGATTGAGACAAGGGTTTATTCAATGACCGCTTCGGCAGCTACTATCATAGCACAGGCCGGAGATAAAAGGAAAATGTCCTCTAACTCACTCTATTTAATTCATCATGCTATGAATATGGCAGTCGGTAATGTTAACGATGTTAAGCAGGCTGTTGATGATCTTGAACGTGTTGACGAAAGGATACTTGATATCTATGTTAAGGCTGGTGCTGATCCTGAGAAAGTGAAAAGTTTAATGGATGAAAATAACGGTTACGGCAAATGGATTGATGCAGAAGAAGCACTTGAGATTGGTTTGATTGATGAGATATTTGAACCTTCAAAGGCTGCTGCTATCGTTCTTCCGACAAATGAGTTTATCGCAAAATACAAATTACCGGAAATTCCAAAAGAGTATTTATCAAAAATTAATAAGATGGAAGAAGTGAAAGAAGTGGAGAAATCCATACTTGACAAAATTGAGGATCTGTTTACCAGAATGTTCAAGAAAGAAGAAAAAGAAAACGAGGCAGAAGTGCCAGAAGATAATCAGCCGGAAGCAGAACCGGAGGCAATTGCCCTGAACGATGTTCAAGACAAAGAAATCCTATCTGCTAAGGATAATGAGATTGCTGAATTGAAAAGTAAGCTGGAAGCAAAAGAAACAGAACTGACAAATACCAGGACTGATCTTGCTTCTGCTTATACTAAACTTGGTCAACTTGATGCAGCCTCTACTATTGTAGAAGGTTCTCAGGGGAAAGAAGACGGCGATGCCGAACCTGTTTCAGTACCCTTTGGAGAAGACTTAGCGAAGTTATCAAAGGTTCTCAATCGTCCATCTCCGACAAAGAGGGTGAAAGACCCTGAAAAGGAATAATAATTTTAAACTTTAAGAAATGGCAAACTTTATTACAAGTTCAATTTCATGGTCCGGTAAAGAAACGCTGGATTATTTGATCACCCCTATGTTTGTAGGGAAGTCTCCGCTGGAGACATACGGTATTTCTATTAAAACCGGAGTTAAGGACAAAGAACTTCTTAACTACTTCAATCCGGTTGCCAAGATGACTAAGGCAGCTACTCCAGGGTTCACAGGCGCAACAGGCGCAACCTATACTCAGAAGGAGATCAATGTCTATAAGATGAAAGCTGAAATGGAATCAGACGGTACAGTTTTCTTTAATACTGTATTTGGACAGATTCAAGCTCCGGGCAACTGGAATGATCTTTCTGCAAGTGAGCAGGGTGGACTTCTTAAGAACATCCTCACTGAGCTTTTCATAATCGGATTCCGGTCTGATATTTTCCGTCAGTTCTGGTTGAATGATGTCTATAAGGAAACTGTTTCAAGTAGTGTTCAGAGTGGGGTGGCTGATACTGACTATAATTCCTATAATGGTATATGGAAGAAGCTCATGGATAACTGTTCACTAACACCTTCTGCAACTCAGATTAAAAGGGTTGCTATTACCGATGGGGCCGTTGCTCAACAGCAGACAGTAACACTCACAGGTACATCAGGAACGTGTAACGTAAATATTGATGGGGTTAATTATCTGGCAACATTCCCAGGAGGCGGTTCAATCACCACCACAAATGATGCATTCAGATCATCTCATGGAGCTGCCCTTCTTTTAAGAGGATATGCCATGACAGGAACTGCAACTATTATAGTGACAGCTACAAAGGTAGGGCAACCAATGGCAGTTATTACAGTATCAACCGCTGTATCAGGAGACTTAACTGGTTCTGTTGCAGCTACGACTGCAAATACTGCTCCTTCTGCTCTTGGTGCTGGTGAAGCTCATGCAACTCTTTTAAGTCTCTGGAATAACGCACCTGCTGAGCTGAGGGCTTTGGAGAAAAACAAAAAGGCTTTCTATGTAGGTAGTCTGGTTTATTCAAACCTCATTGACTATCTTGAGAGTACTTCATGGACTGTTCCTGGTTATACTAACTTGGTTAATGGAACTTCTGATCTTCAGTACAGAGGTATTCCAATTATAGAGGTAGGATGGGACTATCATCTGGATGCTGACTTCCCTCATGTTTCTGGCTATCTTCATGCTTATCCTCATAGGGTTATATACTCTGCACTTGAGAATTTAGTGCTTTGTATTGACGGTACAAACGAGTTCAACTCATTCGACTTCTGGTTTAACAAAGACCTTGAGATGAACCGTTGGAGAGCTAAAATGGTAATGGGAGCTGAATATCTGCATCCTAAATTAATGGCAATAGCTTATTAATATGGCACTTGCAATCTTTACTCGCACTTGTGCGAAGAACGTCTCCGGGGCTTCAAAGGTATTTGTTGCTGAAAACGCAACTATCACAGCAATTACCGTTGCCTCCGGGGAAATATCTGCAATAACAGGGACAACCCCGTTTATGCGGGTAGATGCGGAACAGGACTCGGTCTCATGGGAGCAGAAAGTTGAGCGTATTGGCAACAACAATTCAAAGGTTACTAATACCATTGACTTTCAGGTTGCTCCTCCAGCGACTGCTACTAATACATTCCTTCAGGCTTTGATTGATGGCAGTCCATGTGGGCTATTTGCCATTGTCATTGATGGGAATGGTAGGTGCTGGCTTGTTGGTTATAATACTACCGACTTAAAGAACAGGCCACTTAGGACTAATAACATTACCACTAAGACAGGTAAGAACATAAGTGAGGTAGATGGTCAGCTTGCTTCCATACAGCTATTTAATGAGGCTTCAGGGATTGCGTTACCGTTTGATACTACTCTTACTGCTGCTATCGTTGGTGGTACTTCAACTATTATCAAATGGTCATAGTTAAGAAAGGTTTTGAGGATGCGGAAGTGACCTACGAAGATGCAGGGCAGGTCTTCCATGTTAAACTGGCTGATGCAAGCCAGGAAGTTCTAAAGAAGCTCAAAGGGCTTGGTGTTGAAGCGGTAGAAGAAAAGAAAGCCGCAGATAAATAACTCACATGGGGAGGGTCACTCCTCCCCTTTTTTTATTCTCTATGTCAAAAATTGGAACAGTTTTAAATCTTGTGCCGGATGTGGAGATTAAGCCGGTTAAGACATTAGATTACTCTATTCAGCCGTTCATACCTTTCGGAAGTGATAATCTATTTCCACAGGCAACAGCTTTATTTGCCAGGTCATCACCGGTTCACAGGGGAGTTATTAACTCCAAATGTAACTATATGCTAGGCGATGGTCTGACGAGTGAAGATAAAAAAATACAATACCTTTTCGATAAGGCAAACTTTGAAGGCGAGACAATAGATAAGATCGCTTCAAAGTATTTCAGAGACAAGAATACCGGAGGCAATGCCTGGATGGAAATTATTACAGATAATCGTAGGTCATTCCTTTGGTTCAATCATATTGACTTTACTAAATGCCGGTTATCTAAAGACGGGAAGAGTTGTCTTATTCATCCCGACTGGACTGATTACAAAGGAATGGGTGAGATCAAGTCACTTCCTATTTACCCGGAGTTTCTTTCAGAAAGAAATGAGTACGGTGTGATTGTTTCCCGGTCGGTTATCCAGGTTAAAGAATATGAACCGGAGTTTTATTATTACGGTATCCCTTCATGGGTCGCAGGTAAAGACTCAATGATGATTGACCTGAAGACAAACAAGTGGAACTTGGCAAGACTGAAGAATGCCTTTAAGGTTTCCGGGTTTTTGATTGTCCCTGTTAAGGATTCAAAGGAAGGTGAAGAAGTAATAAACTACATCGAAGATAATCATATAGGAGAGGATAAGCAAGCTAAGTTAATGGTGCTTACTAAGTCACGGGCGCAGGAAGGGGAGAAGGCTGATGCTGTGCAGTTTGTTGAAAGCAAACAAGATGATGAGGGTTCATGGGACAAGCTGCATAGTTCAGCCACTAACGACATTGTAATTGCTCATTCATGGTTCAGGTCGCTTACTTCAATAGCTGATAATACCGGATTTGATACTAAAAGAATCCTGAATGAATACGCAATAGCAAGACAGACAATTATCCAGCATGAACAAACTATCTTTCTTGATGTTTTTAAAAAGGTATTTAAAGAACAAATGGGATTAGATATTGATTTGCAGTTTATAAATAAGCCTCCTATTGCTGAAGACTCCTGGCTGATGATTTGGGAAGCCAGACGAAACAGAGGCGAGGTTTATAACGAGAATGACCCGAATCAACAGAAGATAATAATACCACAAGGATATGCCCTTAATTACTAAAGCGGAGTTAATAAGCGAGACGTTCACAAGGACGATTCAGGAAGCACGAATCCCGACTGCTCTTTTGGATGTGGTGCAGTATAAGTACATAAGGCCAATCTTAGGAGAAGACTTCTATAATGACCTGGTACTTACTCCTTCTTCTTATACGACTCTTTTAACCTATGTAAAACCTATTCTTTGCTGGTATGGAAAGTATATGGTCCTTCCTGAGTTAAGGGTAGAACTTTCCGACTTAGGTGCTAACACTATTAATGTGAATGGGACTACTCCCTTGACTGATGAAGGCTTTGCAGCGATAAGGGATCAGACTCTATTGATAGCAGAGGAGAAAGTAAGAATGCTTAATGACTACTTAGAAGAAAACTACACCCTTTACCCTCTTTATTACAGATCATTGAATAGCTCTGAGAATATTGAAATAAGGGGTGGTATTGTAATGCGTAAAAATAAAACTGATAGATATTTTGAAGATTCATCTGATGATTGGAAATAATAAATAAAGATAATGGAGACAAGAACAGTAACAGCAAGCGGGACAGTACTAATAACTGATGAATATATTATATGTAATTCATCAAGTACAATAGCCTTAAGTTTAAATAAGTCATCCGGGAATAGCCGGGAACTTATCATTAAGAATATAGGGTCAGGAGCAGTAGCTATTTGCCCTGTTGTTGGTGATTATATAGATGGGGGATCTATATTTTACCTAAATCAATGGGAAGGCGCAAAACTACAAGATGATATTCTTGGCACATGGTTAGTTACTCCTTACCAGGTAGTTAATGAAGGAGATTCAGCTCTTAACTATTCATTTAATGTTGATGGTTCTCGCACTGATCCATATACACCAAATGGTAGTGAAGCCAAACCATATAAGACAGTAAAGGCTGCTGTTGAGGCCATCCAGATATTAGCAAACGCACAGATAGCACTCGGCACGCAGGTAGCTTATGACACAACTCGATATGTAATAAATGTATTAGGGGGAATTTACTCTGATATTATTACTATTGGTAATATGAAATATTTAGGTATTCAATTAAATGGTGCTACATTATCCGGACAAATTAATATAACTACCACACAGGTCGGAGGGCCAGTGACAGATGATTATTCAAAAGTAGAGTTTATTGGTTCTCCAAGTTCCAGGGCGTACAGAGGTAGGAGGGGTTATATTTCAGGTAATATCGTAATGACCAGAAATAACGCTTCTTTAATGTATGTAAATTTTACAGGAGTCGAAGTTGCTGGTAATGTAAGCGTAGGAACATCAACAGCAGATTCAAGCGGGTCATGGGTAGTTGGATTACAAAATGCTTATTTCTCTAATTCAAGTAAATTTATATCTTGTTATACTGCTGACCCAACAGCTTATTTAATGTTAGAAAGTTTTGCATATAATGTTATTAAGTGCAAGATAGCAAAGCAGGATAGTTCAGCAACTCAAGTAGAGTTATATAACTGTAATAATACCAGTTTTGAGAATGACATCAATACAACGCCTACATTAAATCAGACTATCAAGAACTGCACATTTACAAGTTCAAAGACATTTTCTATTGTTGCAGTTAAAACGCTTTATATTGATGCAATCTCGTATAAGCAATTAATGGCAGGAACAGAGACATTAACGGGTATGACAATTTCTTACCTGGATAACATAGGTGCAAATCCTACTCCAGTAACAAGAACAGTCGGCCAGCTTGTTGCAGGGAATACCGTTAATGACAATATTGATCTTCTGGATACAGTGATAGGGGCTGATCCCTCTCCTGCCGGTACACGTACTGCCGGAACTATTGCGGTTGCTAATTCAGTGAACGCTAATATAGATGCTTTAGATGCAGCAATAGGGTTTGAGGCTCAGATGTCAGGCAGTCCGGTTACTGTTACAAAGACTGGGACGGTATTTCAGATGATTGACCAGCTTGATACTTATAAGTCAGTAAGAACAATCAAAAAGACAATAGGTGCGCCAGGTCTTGGAGGTGTTGACTTTAACTTCACTTCAGCAGCTAACCAAACAGAACAGGTCATTAATCTTGGCGCATTAATACCGGCTAAAGCAAGGTTGGTAGATATATTCAGCCATACAGATGCTGTCTTTACTGGGGCAGTCTCATTGGCTGCTGACTTTGGTACTACTTCGGGAGGTGATGAGCTAATAGCTTCGGGTACTGTTTACGCTGCACAGGCTATACTTGCTGCTGCTAATGCCGGTGCTTTCATAGCTACTCCTGCTGCCGCTGCAACAAATGTTTATGGAAATTTTACACCCGGTGCTAATTGGGACCAGGTTACCGCAGGGTCATTAAGTGTATATATAACTGTAATTGATGTAACGCACGTATAATGGGATTACAAAGAGCATATCCAGCGCATGATGATATTCAGGGTATTCTAGGAACTGCCCTGACAGGTGTTACTGCCTTTACTCCGAAACAAATAAGGACAACAGGAATTGTAATGCCTCATGTTACTTCAGGAGATGTATTTTCTATGATCTTCCAGATGCCTCACAGAAAGAAGCTAGGGTCTAGGCTGGATTCGGTTCACCTTCACTATATTCCTATTGTAGCAAAGGATGGTGATATCGCTTTTACTTACGCATGGGGTTGGTATAATCATGATACAGTAATACCCGATACACTACCAAATACAGGTACAGTGCCGGATATTACTCTGGCAACAACGGATCAGTATAAACTAAAACTGAGTTTTATGATTCAGAACTTAACACATCCAGGAACTGAGTCTTATTCAGATATTCTTTTGGTAAAATTGACAGCAGCAGCACCGGCAGACGGTACTAATTGGTGGACCACAGGAAACGAGATTGCAATAGCATACATGGATGCACATTACATAACAGACAGAAACGGAAGTTTAACAGAAGCAAGCGATACTTAAAATTAATGATATGAATGAATTAAATAGGATTGTAGGAAAGAGAGCTGAAATGGTTGTAGGGGCAACAAAATTCACTATACCGACAGGGTTTTCAGCTTACGCAATGGTAGTAAGGGTTGATGGTACAATAGTAGCGACTCTAAGCGAAAGGCGAGGCAATGCTGCTGCTGTTGCAGTAACGACAAAGACATGGGAAGGAATTGCTTTAATAAAAGGAGATTATGTTCCTTTTGAGTTCCCTGTTGTAGACATTACCCTTACAGGTGCAACAGATAGCGTTATCCTTTATCTTGAGTCAAATAGCTTCTAATGGACCATAATGTCAAATATGATGTAGCTGATATTTCGGTAGTCAGAAATGATACCATTGATCTTAGCTATTCAGTTAAGTTGAACGGGGTCGCTTACGACATGACCGGCAAACAGATTGACATGGTCATAAAAGACTCATCCGGCACTGCTGTTAAAACATTATCAACTATTGGAACTTCCCCGGCAATTACTATTTCTACTTCGACATTAAGGGTACAAACATCCGCAATAATAATAGCTGGAAAATATAAGTATGACATTCAATTAACTTCCGGATCAACAGTAATGACCATCCAGAAGGGGATAATAATAGTTGAAGAAGATGTGACATGAAAATTTATGAACTGACACATATTCCAAAGGTTTTCGTCCTGACTCAGATTGATGCAGAGACAGGAATAACAGCAGACGATATTGATATTACAGCGGATAACATTGACATAACAGTTGACAGCGAATGAAAAAGATACTGATTTTTGGGTTACTTCTTTTGAGTCTTTCCTTAAGTGGACAGATCACGAAAGTAAATGTAGGAACGACCGGAGGCGATGGGACTGGAGATAATCTACGTGCTGCCTTCACTAAGGTCAATATAGGTATTGATACTATCAATGCTCACACAATTAAAATCCCTTTAAAAGCACCAAAGGCAAATCCTACTTTTACAGGCATAGTCGGATTGCCTTCAACTACTTCAATAGGTAACGTATCTTCAACTGAATTAGGCTACTTGGATAATGTCACTTCAGCTATTCAGACTCAGTTAAACGCAAAGGCAAATGCAAGTAATAACTACACTTCTTTTACAGGGGCAACAGGAAGCACAAAGACTTATACCTTACCCGATGCAACTACAAGTATTCTGACTACTAATGCAGCAGTGACAGTAGCACAGGGAGGCACAGGAGTAGTATCGACAACAGCTTACGGACTTCTCGCAGGAGGCACAACAACAACAGGTGCTTTGCAGAACATAGGGGCAGGAACTTCGGGACAGATACCAGTATCAGCAGGGGCTTCTGCTTTACCAGCATGGACTTCTCCGGTAGATGCAAGTAGTTTAAATCTTTCAAGTTATTCTTATGTGATAGACACTATTGCTGGGACGGTTTATGCAACAGCAAAAGCGGGGAGCGGATTGAGTTCTTATACAGGGACAGTAGCGGCAACGGTAATTAATCAAGCTATTGCAGCACTAACAAATGGAGGCGATATTTATTTTAAGAGAAAGAATTATACAATAACTGCCGAAATAGTTGATGGTGGAAATTCTAATATAAATCTAATCTTTGAGAAAGGGGCAAAACTAACTGCTGGAGATGGATTAACAAATTTAATAAATGATTATTCGATTATCCATTTAACTAACATAAGTAATTGGAATATTATTGATATAGAAATAGATGGTAATTCTACAAAACAGGCATTAATGTTAAATCCAGATGCAGCAGGTATTTTTTGTGAAAATGTTACTAACGTGGTAATTGAAAGGGCGTATATTTATAATTGCATTGAGTTTGGCGTTTATTTCGCAGAGGCGTGTATTTCGTCTGGAGTAATTAATAGTTACCTTACCACTTGTAATTGGAACGCAATTACATTAGGTAACCATATTACTGCAAATAATCTATTCGCTATTAATAACGATATAAGCCATACAGGGGACATAGGGATTAGTATTATAGGACAAAACTGTCGTGTCACTGATAATTACATACACGATAATGATGGGGTATTGGGTGATGTAAGTTCTAATTGGGGAATAGCCGTTGAAGATGCAGATGGTGTAGGGGCGGGAAATTTAATAGCAAAAAATATCATTGTCGGAGGAGCGGTTGCTATACATATCGCAGCTAATCGAGTAGATCAAATAATTACAGAAAATAAAATAAGTGGGATAACTTTACCTACATTATGGGGAGCTATTGCTGTTTTATCAAATAATTGTATCATATCTAATAACATTATACAATCAACAGATGCAGAAGTTGTTGGTATTTTGGCACAGGGACATAATCTTATAATACAGGGAAATAAGATAAATACAGTCGTTGGGATAAGGGTTGGTCATGTAGATAGAAATTTAATTAGTAATAACGAAATAAGTTCATCTTCTGTGGCCATTAGAATAGGAGACTCAGATTGTGATTACACAAGAATATTTAATAATGATTTAGATGGAAGTGCATCTGCATTTGATGATAATGGGGTTGGAACTATTTATAGTAATAACATTTTAACTGATGGAACATTACAACCAAATGCATTAGTAAGTATAACTGAATTTAACTATTTAGATGGGGTTACTTCTGCAATACAAACTCAATTAACAAGTAAAGTCGCAAAATTAGTTACGGATACGTTAAGAGTAACGGATGCCACTTACACACTTGCTTTGACTGATGCAGGGAAAACAATTAGAGCTTATAGAACTACGTGGCAGCGAATAACAGTACCGCTAAATTCAAGTGTCGCTTTTCCTATTGGAACGGTGATTACAGTTAAGCAAGACGGTGCAGGGATTGTTAAGTTTCTTCCCGAATCGGGTGTGGTATTTAAAGCACCACTGGATTCTCTTACAATGAACACAAGATACTCATGGGTTCAGTTAATAAAACAGGCAACAGATAAATGGGAATTTATAGGAAGATTGGAGGACTAATGAAAAAACTATTTATTCTTATCGGGTTACTTTTAACTTTTACATTAAATGCTCAATTAAATGTAGGAGTAGTATCTGCACAAAAGAGAAAAGCATCTACTATTAAAACATTAGACGGATCTCAAACTACAAGTGAATATGATAGAACGCTTGGTACTGGTGGATATTATTTAGGTCAGTCATTTACCCCTACCTTTACCGGCACTCTTAACTGTATTGATATATTAGGGACAAATTCATCAGACGCTACTTTTGAGGTTAGAATCAGCACAAGTATTAATTTCTCTTCTTATTTAGAAAGAATAGTAACGACAGTTAATACAGGAGGATCGCAATCATGGATTACTTCAACATCAGCAAGCAATCCTGTTTTAACATCCGGTACTAAATATTATTTTGCTGCTTATTGTACTTCAGGAACAATTACTGCAAGGATGCACTCAGCGGGTAGTTATGCTGGGGGTACATATTGGTGTGTTGATTTTGGTGCTGATAAATGGAACTCTGCGGCATGGGAAGAATATACTGGGAGAGATTGGGCGTTCAGATTATATTTAAATAAATGAGAAAAACTCTAACCATATTATTTCTTCTGCTTTCTCTCTCTGTCAGAGCAACGGATTACTACGTTAGGACAGACGGTTCTAACTCTAACAATGGACTTACCAATACATCTGGAGGGGCATGGCTAACGGTTGACTATGCCTGTTCACAGGTATCGGCAGGAACACATACAATCCACGTAGGCGCAGGGACATTTGCAGAGGGCGATGTGAGAATGGAACTTGCAGCCGGAGTCAATCTTGATGGTGCAGGACAGTCATCAACAACTATTTCATCTACCTATACACCGGATAGTTATTATGAAGGGTCGCTTTATCTTTATACTGCTTCACCTGGAACAGACGGTAATCAAGTAATAAGTGACATTACCTTTGATGGGGTAAACAGCACAGGGCAAAGAGGAATATGTGTCAGATACAGAAATAATGTAGAAATAGTTAACTGTACTTTCACTAATTGGAACTTTGACGGAGTTAACTTATCAAGTGTTGATGAGGCAATCCTCCCAACAATTTATTATTCAAACGACAATATAGTTCATAGTTGTACTTTTAATAACGCATCGAGTGTAGATATTCCTTGGACTGAAGGAGGCAATTCTATTTCAATTCTCGGACAGATAGACTGCCTTGTTTATGATAATGTAATCACTAATACTCAATTAGATGTAGGGTATAATGGCAAGTCAGTCGGTGGTAGTCATAATAAAGGATTAAAGATTCACGACAATGTTTTTACCAAGTTAGATGAAAACGTACCTTCATGGAACTTCCACCATGAGTTATGGTATTGGGAAGGTGGAGGAGAAATCTATAACAATACTTATAACGGTGCTGCAACTATTGATATTGTTGATGTAAGAAAAGGTGATTATGATTATGGGCTAAAGATTTACAATAATGATTTCTTGGTTACTGCTCCTATTGCTTATGGTGGTGGACATGAAGGACAGGGCATAGGGTTAGAAGAAAGAGGATATTGTGAAGGTGTTGAGATTACAAGAAATTACTTTAAGAATTATCCTGTAGGTGTTTGGTGGTACGGGCCAAATGAGGATACTGCATATACGAAATACGATGTCTATTTCAGGGACATTACTATTGCTTACAATATATTTGAAACGATAGGTTACACAGACTATACGGCTGTCCCTATTTTATTTTCAAGTCTAAATACAACGGGTTATGACTTCTTTGTTGACGACATTAATATAAATAACAATGTAGCCTACGGAGGGACTTCGGAATCATTCATCAGGTGGAATCATGTCGGTACATTTGATGACATATCTATCAATAATAACATCGTCCATACCCTAGCATGGGGGACTCAAATATCTTTTAATCGAAATACAGCAGGAGGGACAATAGCAAATCTAACAGTAAACAATAATATCTTTTATAATACAGGTGGAACTACAATAGGATTTACTAATGTAACGCCGACAATATACACTCATACTAATAACCTGACAAGTAATCCTGCTTTTGTTTCATCGTCTGACTTTCATTTAACAGAAGGATCTCCTGCTATTGATGCTGGGATAGGTGTTGGTTTAACATTGGACTATGAAGGTAATGCTGTTGGTGCTTCCCCTGATATCGGAGCTTATGAATACGACTCTGCCCCTCCAGACGATCCCCCAGGTCTTCCAGTCCTTTCCACGACAGCCATCTCAACCATTTGGACTCGTGGTGCTACTTCAGGAGGTAATATAACAGAGAATGGTGGTGCTGTCACAGCACGAGGAGTCTGTTGGTCAACATCAGCAAATCCTACGACTTCAGATAGTAAGACAACCGATGGTACGGGTACAGGTGCGTTTACAAGTACTATCTCACCATTGGTTAAGTCAACTACTTATCATGTGAGATCATACGCTACAAACAGCGAGGGAACGTCCTACGGGGCAGATATTGAGTTTACTACTCCTGCCTTTTCAATCTTCGGCAATGGGAGTACAATAATAACAAGTGGTGGAGTACCAATTAAAATAGAGTAAGATGCCAGGAATTTCAGTTTCGAGAATACCGATAGGGTTTAACAAGGGGAGCGGAGGAGGAGGCTTAAGTCCTTCGGTTCTTGCAAAGGCACTTTATTACGGAAGGATAGCAGACATAAGCGGAGGGCATATGCCTAACCTTGTAAGCGGTGCTACTGACTACATAACTGTCGGAGGTAGTGTAGGTAGTTATACTTTCCAAGTTCCACAAACACAGGCTTATATTGATGCCGATACCGAATTTGTATGGGTAAAGAATGATGGGATTACTTGGAAAGATGTAACTGAGTTAGAATTAGTTTCTATTGATTACCAAAGAACAATAGTAAAATATAATTCTGAAAGTCCTTATGCAATAGAAGAGATAATAATATTAAAAGTTGGCGAAGTACTAACAGAGGAAGAAGATATTGAATTAAGGGAAATGATGCTTGTCTCTCCGTGGTGGGACAATACATTATCTATATACGGGGAAGCAAAAGGGAATAGAGGACAAGGAAGGGCATTGCCATTAGATAGCGATGCTGTGGCTTTATTTGATAGGATGTTAGCAGAATCAGAAGATCCTGCATTTGGAAGAAAGTTGGTTTATGATGCTGCTTTTAAGTTAGGCAAATCAAAGGCATTTTGGACAAAATTAGATGCTGCATGGTTGATTGCTGCTCATGGTAACAAGTCTGCAAAATACAATATATTAGATAATAGCCATAATATCACCTTGATAAGTACTCCTGCATTTGATACTGATAGGGGTTATACAACTGATGGAATTGGTAAAGTTTTGAATCTAAATTTTACACCATCATCAGAAGGAGAATCCTTTTTACAGAATAGTGCAGCTATGGGATTTTATTGCAGAGATTTTAATAATGCTACAACATGGATGATGGGTGCAGGAACTTCTCCTGATAAATATTGTGCATTAAGCAATAATAAATCTGGGAAGGTTGACTCATATTTTAATGGAATAAGCCAGAATGCTCATCCTGATAGTACAACAGCAGGTTTGGTAATTGTAACAAGAAGTAATTCTACTCAATCAACAAATTACAAGGATTTAGTAGGATATACATCTAATTCAAATTCGGTAGGATTGCCAGATGTATCATTTTATCTTGGCGCGTTGAATCTATTAAATGCGATTGACCAACCAAAAGTAGGACAATTTGCTTTTGCTTTTGTTAGTGGCGGTTTATCCGCAACAGATGTTGCGGATATATACGAGGTATTTGTGGATGGTTATTTAAATTCAATAGGAGCAAAGATATGACAACTATAATAGAGGGGATGACCCCTGGGGAATTTCTTACAGCAATAAACGCAAATTTCAGTTATCTTACTTATGACGAGGCTGTAATAACAAATATCTTATTAGCAGATGGAATTGATAAGATTAAGACAAATTTTGATAATTTATTTGCAAAAAAAATTAATACAACTACAATTACAGATATTGTGGCTGGGATGAGTTCGGCAAATCATTTATCAAAAATTAATGAGAATTTTATAAATATTGATTATTCACAAAAGGTAAAAGTTGATAGACCTATATTAACTATAAGGTTTGATGATGGGTGGAAATCAATTTATGATGGCTGGTTTCCTGTTACAGAAGACTTGGGGATTAATGCCGTTATGCCTGTTCTAAGTAGTCATATAGGAGACTCGTATTTAGGTATAGATTTTATGAGTTGGGCAAACGCATTAACTTTAGAAACTGCTGGATGGGAGATAATTGGTCATGGTACAACATACATAAGTACTTATGATACTGAGACAGAGGCTCAGGTTATAGCAGATATGTTAGCTTGCAAGGCAGCTATAAAAGCAAATGGATTAAGTTGTGAGGGGTTTGCAGGTCATGTGGAAAGTGGGGATTACCCTGGGATGAATTTAATTAATAAAAAATTATTTAAATACGGGCAAAACGATTTATATCCTGACGGTGAAAGTTATCCTATAAATCCAGTAAATATGGATATTAATTTTTTAAAGTTAGTTGCAATTGATGGTAATGCTAATCATCAAGCAAGAAATTATAACATAACTAACGCAATAGGTAAAGCGAATGTTAAGGCTGCACTTGATATTACTGCTACACAGGATAGATGGATGATTATTGTTTTACATGGTTACGTCGCTGAACAAGAAGCTCCGTTTAGAGAAATAGTTGCTTATGCAAATACTATTGGGTTAACTATTGCAACAAGTAAAGAGGTATATGAAAATTATTTAATTCCTCAATGAAAACCACAATTCTTAAATACGTCCTATTAACAGCCAAGATTCTTGGTGCAATAACTGTTATTGTATCTGCTTCGTTTGGAGTGTATAAGTTCTTTGAAAAGAAAGTAGTTGAGGACTACAAAGGGAAGAATGACATAGAGATAATAAAACACGCACAAATTGAGAATTCAAAAAAGACAGATTCGATTCTCGTTATCCTTGTGATGCAGAACGGTAAGTTAAACCAGGTAATAGAAAAACAAGAGGATTACAAAGAAGGGTTTAATGCCTTGCGTGATGTCGTTTTAGATATTGCCGAGATAAACAGTTCAATAAAAGAGATTAGAGAATACACCGAGAAAGTACCGGTATTAAAAAAAAACTTAATGCCGGAGGTTCAGACTGAAATAAAGAAGATAAAATGAAGATAGCTTTAGTCATCGGAATAATAGTAATGGCAGTACTGGCTTTCTATGCTATACAATTCATAGTGTTTATCATAAAATTTATACTCAAAAAATGAAGACTCCCTCAAAGTATGACAGCATTATCGATGCAGAATATGAAAGATACAAAGAAGACTGCGGCCTTAAAATCGGAGATCATAAGATTCTCTGCAAAGTCTTTGATGCTCAGGATGACAACCTGCAAAGAATACTATCACAGGGTTACGATGTGCAGGCTGTTGCTATCACTGACTCTGTAAGGGAAATTCTTAATGAGTTTAAGGCAGAAGTATTTGAACGGTTTGATAAACTGGACCATCGGATAACCTGCATGGAGATACAACTTAAGGAAGTGACAAAGACAATTGACTGTACAAAAGAGGAGATTGAGAATATAAAAATGCAATTAAACAAGCTCAAACGAGTAAATACATGGTGGCACATAGCTGGTCGATGGGTGACCGGTGTTATTGTCGCTGTTTGGATTGCTTACTATCTTTACACTAATTTCTGGCACAAATGAATAGATTTTCAGAGACTTCAAAGGCAAAGTTAAATACTTGCCATCGTGACCTACAGACGTTATTCAGTCATGTAGTCCAGGATTATAATTGTACTGTCATATGCGGTGAACGTGGAGAAGCCGAACAAAACAAAGCATTTGCAGAAGGTAAGTCAAAGCTTAAGTTTCCGCAGTCAAAACATAATCATCATCCTTCGCTGGCTGTTGACGTTGCACCGTATGAAGGAAATCATATCGACTGGGGAAAGCTTCAATCTGCTTTCTTTGCCGGATACGTTAAAGGTAAGGCAGACCAGCTCTTTACCATCGGGGTTATATCACACCGGATCAGGTTCGGGATCGACTGGGACGGAGATAATGACATTGATGATACAACTTTTTGGGATGCATGTCACTTTGAGATAATACCAAATGAACGAGATAAGTTTCTTTAATATTAATTAAAAAATCAGTTATGAAAAAGTTATTATTGTTTTTATTTCTTTTGATTCCTGTTACACTCTTAGCACAGGAAGCAGTAAACCCTCCGGCAAATTGGATCGACCTGTTTGCAAACCTTAACACATGGTTAGCTACATTGGCCGGTGTGGCAGCTGTAACAGTTTTCCTTGCCGGTGTTTTAAACACCCTTTTAAAAACTACCGGATTCGTTAAACAGTTAGTTGCATGGGGCGTGTCTATTGCCATTCTTGTAGTCGGTAATCTTATTAACTTTGGATTCATGGCACAACTTACGTGGTTGAATACTTTGATTTATGGAGTAGCTGCCGGATTCCTTGCAAATGGTATCTTTGACCTTGCATTTATTCAGATGATTTTGAAAGCACTAAAAATTGAGAAATAATGTTAAGCGCAGCGAACCTCAGTAAACCTTCGAGTAAAAAGTGGAAGTCCGTTGCTGACTTCTTCCTCTATACTATGCCTTTGTATTTATCGACAATCATGGCACTGCCGATAACGGAAGATTTAAAGCTCTGGATTAACTTTGGAATAACAATGCTTACAATTACCCTCAAGGCAGTTTCTAAGTTCACCTCTGAAGATGAAGAATAAAACAAAGAACTGGATCATTGCCGTTCTGATTGGTGTTGTGCTGATCGGTATATTCTTTTGGGGTTACGGAACAGGAAAAAGAAATAACCTGCCTATTGTAGTTAACGATACTATATGGAGAGTTGACACTGTCGAACATCGGATAGTTGATACTTTCCCCTGGTACATTGTGAAACGTGATTCAGTCATTTACAGGGATACGGTCTTTAAAGATGTAGATACTTCGGAAATCTTAAAGGATTACTTTGCGATCCATTACCACTCAAGAACATGGGAAGACTCTTTGCTCTTAGTAAAGTCAGAGGATGCGATAACAGAAAATTATATTCTGGACCATCAATTCACTTACAAGATTAAGCGACCTCAAAGCATTGTTAATGTAGTGGATAATAAAATCAGTTACTCGAGTTATATTTATGCGGGTGTAACTGGGAGTAAGAATAGTCTATTTGTAGGTGGTTTCTATGCTGACAGGCGATTGATCTTTGGACTTGGGTATGATCCATTCAATAAAGCGGCAAGTGCCTCATTTGGCTTAAAAATAGCCTCATTTAAGAAATAAGTGTTTTCATGTTTGGTTTTAGGTTAGGTTGATTGAGGGCGGTTTAGGATTATCCGCCCTCTTTTTATTTTTCTGTGTATTTCTTAAGTTCTTTCATGTAGGGATTAAACCACTCGTAAAAATCATATATATGTAATTTATTTGCTTTACTAAAAATTGTCAGAATATTTGGCATGATTCTTTCTGCAGTTCTCCTCTGGCTTAGTGGCTCTGGCTGAATAGGCTGAAGATACCAATCAACAACGCCTTGTTCCCATAAATGACGTATTTTATAAGCCATTTCATAAAACATATCATTTGTTTCAAAGTGTACCCAATATTGGTTAGATATGTCTCTAGGCAGATCATCCTCACTCTTGATGTAAACCTTCTTAAAAAGTTCTTCCATGTCTTTAGTGTTTAAATATATTACCTTCTTTGTCTTTTATAAACTTATCTCCTTTTGACGGCAAACATACACTACCATCAGACAACTTTAAAAAGTTACCGACTACCGCACATCCATCTCGTTGCTCTGTAATAATATTATCTTCAAAAAACGATTGAGCATCATCTGACCAATAGCCTCTATATTCAAATATCATTGGCTCATCCTTACGATCATTTTCCTGATGTCGGGAAGATGATAATAGACTATTAATATAACTAAATATTCTACTTGATGCTGCCATAACCCAATCAATACTTGATACTGGATTATTGTAGTCATCGTGTGCCTCTTTAATTAACCTACCAATGAGATTAATGTCAATGTTAGTGTTTCCTTTCTTCTCGTCCTTTTCCTTCGCTATCTCTGCTTCGAGTTCAGAGATTTTAGCTAATATTCTTGGCACTACTCCATAATCAGGACTATGCTTGATATACCAATTAAATTCATTATTTATAAATTCTCTTAACTCAATCAGTTTGTCTTTTGTTTTCATATCTAAAATTGATTCCATGTTTCATCCATATTTAAAATACCATCAGGTTTGAAATTATCATCCTGAAGTGTAACATCATTTGCCCTGAACATTCTGTCCCTACTTATTTTTAGTATCTCAGTTGCCTGTTTTTTGGCATCTCCTTCACTATCAGACTTAACGTCTATTGTGATAATTGCTTTATAGCCAAATGTTACTTGATAGTTTGTTTTTGTTTTCATATCCTTTAAAGATTAGTTTGTGCTTTATCGGGTTTGTTCTGTTTTTAAATTCCACGGTGCTTTAGGATCATTAGCCCAATCATACGTATTGCGTTCAAAATAGAAGGTAATCTTTGAAGGCATTTCTTTAACCAATCCATACTTTTTAGCAATCCTATAATTTGAACTATAATCATTTAGCCTTTTTAATTGTTCTTCTATTTCAGTTCTAAATACATCAAGACTATGTGCTGACTTCCATTTATTACACACTCGACAAGTAGGTAATAGATTATCAATATGGTTAACATCTAATTCGGTTAGATGAATTAAGAAGGGTGGTACTTTAAACTTATTCTTTATATGCCATACAAAATTCCATTGAGGTATTATATGATCTACTTGCATATCTTTAATGGAAATAACTTCACCGCAGTAAGCACAATGTCCTCTATATTTATCATAAACTATTTGCCTGTCTATCTTCATCTCTTTAAAAGTTAAATTAATTATTGATTAGTTTGTGCTTTGGCGGGGTTAATAAACCACATTTTCATTCCAACAAATAATTTGTCCTTTAAATGGTAGTTTGTCAAACCAACAAATGAAGTCATCAGTAGAAAGTCCATCATTCAATGCAAGTCTATCCCACGAATCAAATTTCATTATGTCGGTAAAATCCTCATGTATATATTTACCATTGATTGAAATAATACCGTTTTCATCAATCTCGATATTCCAAGTCTTTTTAACTTCAATATCATCAGCAATGATTATCTGTTTGCTTAAATAGGGCTTTCCAGACCAAATACGGGGACTAAATTTATCTCCCACCCTAAATCTATTCCCTTTTCTTATTGTATGATGTTTTGGTTTATATGAATGTAAAAATAACTTAGTCATCTCACCATTTAGTTGATCCGCATGAATCGAACACGGAAGTGGTACATTTATAGATATCCATATCTTCTGAATAAAATCAGTAGATTGACCTTCTTTGGGATGTCCTTTGGGAAATATCCTTGAGAACATAATTACTTTACTCATCTCTTTAAAAGTTAAATCCTAAATCAATCATCACTTCCATCTGCATAAAGTCAGCTCTACCGCAGATGTTAAACCATTTAATCCGACCTCCCATACCAAGTTCAAAGCTGAACTTTCGGAAGGCTTCATTCGGGTTTACCTGCCCCTCTACATAGTCCTCTGATAGCCATTGATGATACACTAAGCCAACGGTAGCAATAGGGCTGTCAATCTGATCTCTTATGTAACTAAGCCTGTAAGCAGTCCCTAAAGAGTATCTGTTTTGAATGTTGGTTATGTTATCTCCTCCAGTGTGCTTTAGCCGGCTCACACCTCCGTAAACTCCGATGCGTTCAAAGTAATGCTCATAACGGATGCCTAGTAAAGATAGTTGGCCAGGATTAACCGACCAATAGAGTACATTGTTATTTTTATTGGCTGTATCCTGTGGAGAGTAATAACCATAAACTAGAGGGGTATCCTGTATTGGTTCTCTCATTATTGGATAAGACATAACTATATCGCTTTCTGTCGTATCAATAAATATCATCATGGTATCGACCTGTGCCTGTAAGACAGCAGGGATGAGAAGCAGAAGGAATAACAACTTTCTCATGACCACTCCTCCGCTTCATGTTTGGTTACAAAAAAATGAATACCATTTGAACAATCGTTTGTATAATCATCATCGTATGAATCAGGTTTGGCAATCTCTCCAACTTTATAGATAAAATCAGGAACATGTAATCCATTTGCTTCTTTTAACTCATTACCTTCCATGTCCCAAATACCAAGTACGTTGGCAAATTCAGCACGACACTTGCGATTAAGTAAATTAGAAGTACGTTTTGCCTCTGACGGAATCTCTAACTTAACTATAGCATTTTGACATTTTTTCCATGCAATAAATGATCCTTCTTCTGGGACTATCCAAAAGAACTTTTTAAGATCAGATAACTCTTTCCCTTTTGCTCCCTGAAGGTCTGCTCCCTGAAGGTATGCTCCCCGAAGGTCTGCTCCCTGAAGGCTTGCTCCCTGAAGGTCTGCTCCCCGAAGGTCTGCTCCCTGAAGGTCTGCTCGCTGAAGGCTTGCTCCCTGAAGGCTTGCTCGCTGAAGGTCTGCTCGCTGAAGGCTTGCTCGCTGAAGGTCTGCTCCCTGAAGGTCTGCTCGCTGAAGGCTTGCTCGCTGAAGGCTTGCTCCCTGAAGGCTTGCTCCCTGAAGGCTTGCTCCCTGAAGGCTTGCTCCCCGAAGGTCTGCTCCCTGAAGGTCTGCTCGCTGAAGGCTTGCTCCCTGAAGGCTTGCTCGCTGAAGGTCTGCTCCCCGAAGGTCTGCTCCCTGAAGGCTTGCTCCCCGAAGGTCTGCTCCCTGAAGGCTTGCTCGCTGAAGGTCTGCTCGCTGAAGGTATGCTCTGGTTTTTACTGCCTCAACAACAGTGTCTTTAATGGTATTGTCTTCCTTTTCAAACTCAAAAAGAAGTTTACCGAAGATTGATTTGATTTGGATTTTTGTTTTCATATTGTTTAGTTTAGAAGGAATAGGAGTCGTTTCATTTCTTATATATGTTAGTGTGCCAATAGGTAAAAAGTTCTTCAAGTGTATAGAATGTTTTTTCTGCATCCAAAACTCCGTATCTGATTTTTCTATATTCATAGTAAGTGTTAATAATACACCAATGTATAAAATCAAAAGATAATTTAGTTATGTCTTCGGCACTTGCCTCTATACCTGTTATCTCAATAGGGTCATCATCATTTACCATTTGGTAAGCGGAAATTCTTGTCCGCAATATCTCAAGTATTTTCTCTTTCATCCCACAACTCCTTTCGTAATTACATTCCAAAGTACTACGATTATCAGTATCGCTACTGGTACAATGATTAACCAAACTGTTCTGTCTTTTCTCATATCTTTTTTATTTTAAGATCCAAACTATGCCTATAAATAAGAATATACCT